CGTGCAAGGCGCTACTGGCGCCACAGGCGCAACTGGCGTCCAAGGTATAACGGGTGCTACAGGCGTGCAAGGCAGTACCGGAGTTCAAGGCCCCACTGGCGTTACAGGCGTGCAAGGTGCTACTGGTGTAGGCACTGCTGGTGCAACCGGAGTGACTGGGGCTACAGGCCCCCAAGGAGCTACTGGCGCAGGAGGCAGTGGTTCATTTACAGGTGGCACGTTAACCAGCAACCTGACTGTTGCAGCAGGTACAACATCACTATCACCGCTGACATTTCAATCAGGCACAAACCTGACCAGCGCAACTGCTGGAGCGTTGGAGTACGACGGCAAGGTGATCTACTCGACACCAACAGCGCGGGGCGTGTCACCGTCGATGATGACTTATAGGCTTGATGCCTTCCTTGCGGGAGCAAACAGCACTGCAACACAAAAAGTTTTTGGTGTTGGGGTAACTCTTGCCGCTAGTACAGTATATGCTTTTAACGCCTTGTACCTATTCAACAAGTCTACGGGCGCATTTTCGCACTATTTTAGTCTTAGTTTTGGCGGTACGGCAACTGTTAACAACATCCAATATCAAGGTTTATACAATAGAGAAGGTTTGACTCCTACTTCAGATTATATTTCCTCAGCAGGATCAATCTTTGCGCAATCAAAAACCGCCTTTCAAGCCGTGTCTACCATTGCAAGTAGTTCACAAACAGTGCAATTTATACTTAATGGAACTGTTAGTATTAACGGAAGCGGTACGTTTATTCCTGAATACACATTGAGTGCAGCACCAGGCGCCGCTTATTCCACCCTTGCCGGTTCCGCCTTTTACATCTGGCCTATCGGCGCTGCTGGCGCCAATACCTCAGTGGGGCCGTGGGCGTAACTTGATTTAGTTGCTATAGTCAAGCAACAGTTGACAAGAAACAATGCGCCTTCACCTAATCGGTCTGTTTCATACTATAACGAGTAGCAAGTACTCCCACTGCGCCTTTACTGGCAAAGTCTTGCGTTTTCCTAAGATGATGCAGGCTCATGGGTACGAGGTAATTGAATATTCCAATGAGGGCAGCGAATCAACAGCAAATAAACATGTTTCTATGTTGACTAAAAATGAATTTAGTACTCTGTATGGAAAAAGGAAAGACGTTGATTTTTACGGTGATGATGCTACGGTAGGCAGCAAGGGTCACGCTTTATTTGAAGAACGTCTAATAACAGCTTTAAAAATAAATTTAGAAAAAAAAGATATAATTTGCCATCCTTTTGGGCATGCGCATAGTCGTTTATTGTCTGAGTTTCCTGAGCACCACCATGTTGAAACAGGTATTGGTTACCCAACACTAATGCCAAACAGTTTTCGCGTTTTTGAAAGCTATGCGTGGATGCATTATCACCAAGGCAAAGAAGACCGGCAAGGTAAAAATTATGAATGGGTTGTTCCTAATTATTTTGATCTAGATGACTGGGAACCCTCTTATGAACCTGGTCGATATCTAGCTTTTCTTGGCCGCATTTGTTCTGCCAAGGGGCTAGATACTATTAAAGAGATTGCCAACTACAGTACCTGGCCAATTATTTTACATGGACAAGGAGATCCAACCCCATGGGAGCACCCAAACATTGAATATCGTGGTCCAATTACAGGTAAAGCGCGATCTGAATTCTTACGCAATGCACGAGCAGCATTGATGCCAACAAACTTTACCGAACCGTTCGGTGGCAGCGGCGTGGAAGCAATGTTGTGTGGCACTCCTTTAATTGCTGTTGACTACGGTGCGTTTACGGAAACCATCCTTGATGGTGTCACCGGGTTCCGTTGCCATACTCTTCAAGATTGGGTCAATGCTGTTAATGATTCAGGTGACCTCTCTCGACAGATGGTGGCAAATATTACAAGGTCACGGTATAGCCTTGAAGCTTGCGGTAAAAAATATGACAAAATATTTAAAGATATCAACAATCTCTGGAGAAAAGGTTGGTATGAAATGCCAGTAAATAACAAACTGGACTTTACTTACATGCACAACGAAGAACAACCGTTTGCCAAGCGGTTAAGCGCATGGATTTTTGATGTACTTAAACCTGACAAAGTTTTGGACGTTGGTTGTGGACCAGGTACGTACGTAGAGGAAATGCAAAACCAAGGTTTAAATGCAGTTGGCTACGATATTGATGATCGTGTAAAAAATAAACCTTATTTAACACAACAAAGTTTGTTTGATGTTAAAGACACCGGGAATGTTGTCATCTGTTTGGAAGTAGCAGAGCATATTGATGCGGGCAGAAATCAAGAAATTACACAAGCACTCGTCAGCTGCTTAAAACCTAATGGAGTTTTAATTTGGAGTGCGGCTGCCCCAGGGCAAGGAGGTGTTGGTCACGTAAACTGTCAAACCAAAGAGTACTGGGAACAGTTATTTTTAAAATTACCTGTCAAGCGTTTAATTGATGTGGAGGAAGAACTGCTGACCTACATCAAGAATGGATACCACATGGGATGGTTTGCTCAAAACCTTATGGTATTTAAAAAAACAAACTGACGCCACCTTTGATAAACTGTTACTACTAGTAGTTCCGCAATGAGTTTTTACGAAGGTTACCAGCAGACGTTATTCTTTGAACCCTGCACGCTTGCTATTCCTGGCGTTACTGAGTCGTATGAGGTCTATGTCACCAACTATCTATCAACACGTAACTACACCATAATGGTTACCGTGCAAGACATTGATACCAGTGTGGTAGTGCGCTTAGAAGGTAGTACAGACGGTACTAACTATGCTGCTATGCTTTCCAATACTATAACTGAAAACGGAGTTTATGCTTACAACGTTACAGGGTTCCCAATGCGCAGGGTACGTGCAAATTTTTTAAAAGAAACTGGTGGAAACAATGCTCGAATAACATTTCAAATTGCCGCTAACTAAATTAAGTTTTAGCTCCTAAGCCACTGAACTTGTATTTTTCTTTTATGTGTCGAAACACCCGTGGCTTACTGGCCCCGCTTACCGCTGCCTGCATTAGCTTCCTAATTACGGTATCATCTGACATTGCTTTTGAGTATGGGGCTGTTTAAAATATAGTAGTTCAAAAGCAAAAGCGCAAGTGGAACCGATCATTTTGCTATTCGGATTGGTTTTTGGAAGCACCTATGCTTTTAGCACTCTTCTTTTAAATAAAAAATGGAATAAAGATGGCTGCTACCCCTGCAACAGAAAACTACCTGAAAGAGTACATTACAGAACGGTTACCGGCTCTAGTCCCAGGTTACATTGAAGGGGTTCCTGATCTGCCTGATTTTACTATTGATCAGCGGTACAGACCTTCCTCAGTGCCAATGTAGCGGTAGGGGTGACGGCATAACTTAGAACTGCTAAGATAACAGTATGGATTGGACAACAAATGGAAGCCAATGCTTTAGAGCTACCCATAGATGAAGAGTTTGCTCTGCACGCTGCGGCGCTGAGTCTGAAACAACTCGACCGGGATGAACTGGAAGAGGCATTTATGGACATGCTCCATCAAAAAATGATGGATAAACAAATGTTCTTCAGTATTATGAAAGAACACGGCATCGATGCCGAAATTAAATTTAACTACCTTACTGGGAGCCAACTCTCTTAATTGCCATGGCTGTTACTCGTACTATCAAAGGAACGCTTGATACTTTTTTTGTCAATGCTGGCAGTGAAGTTGTTTACCAAGGAACAACCACAGCCTCTTCAACCCCTGGCCTAAACATTCGTGGCTTCCGTGTAAACCCAGCTAGCACAGGAAATCTGATCGTAACCATTGACCGTAGCGTCGGTGTTAACACGATGGAAATCTTCCAAGAAGACGCTTATACTGGGTCTAGTGCTCCATCTGGCTACAAAGTTTATGCTAACATCGTGAAAGATGGTCGCGGCAAAGGTGTAGTTGCTGTTAACGTAACCAATGCAAGCAAGGATTACATTGTTCTCCTGGAGCTAGATGGTTACTCGGAAGTCAGCTACAACGGCAGCGTCGTCGTCCCCTGAGGAAGTTTTTCCGCCGTTCTTAAATCAAGACGGAATAAATGTAATTCAACGTTACGCAACGCCCAGAATCTACTTAGGTTTTGGGCGTTTTGGTTCGTACAAGAATGAAGGAGATGACTGCTATAAGATTGGATACGAAAGTTGTCGCATAAATAAACGTGCGGTTAATTTTTTTACTAAGGCAACCACAGAAGAAGTAAATAAACAATTAGTAGAAGACCTCAAAGGGTTTTCAAAACAAGTTCAAGAATATGTATTTGTTAATTTAAACGATAAAAAGAAAGCAGCTGTACTAAGTTATGCGCATAGTGTCGGACTTGCCGCATTTAAAAATTCTTATTTGCTGGAGTTAATAAATACATTTGCCAGTAAGAAGGCCATTATTAAGGAGTGGAGTCCCCTGATTAATCCTTGTTATCTAAACGCAGGTGAAAAGTTAATGAACCGTAGACGCGTAGAACTTAATCTTTTCCTGGCGGCAGACAAGAAAGTACCTTTATTCTTTGAGCACAAGTGCCAACTTAATCAATGTTTGCTTAATATTGGAGAAAGTTATCTTGGTACACCAAATCAAGTTAAGGCAATTGAATACTTAGAGCGTAAACTCCTTGAGTTTGATCCTTCCCAGGAAACCTTACGTAGATTTTGGCGATACTGGAACCAAGAACAAGGTGGCCTCGGTTCCAGTAAAACCATTTAAATATTTTCGTGCGATGCAATCAAACGATCAAGATACCAACGGCATTTTTTTAGGTCCTCAACCGTATCGTTCTTATGGTCAGCACGCCACAGATACTTGATTGCATTGCCTTGGCAAAAACCACGGAATTTCTCTGTACCTAGTGCAGCCTTAATTGCTTCTATGCACTCAATGTCCTCGTCTTTATTGTAGTGTGTAGGCGAATTGATCCGATCACTTGACGTACTAGCAGGCGCACAAGTAAATGAGCTGTCCTGATCAAACCAAAAATTGTTGTCAGAAAAGTAATTGTTTGACTTGCTTGCGCCAAAAAAAATGGTGTCTTCAGCTGGGGTAGACTGGAAAGTAATCATGTCAGTGCAGGTAGCTGCCCAAATATTAGCATGAAATTACAAACAAGTCAGGACTACGACGTTGATAACAGGTACCAGGAAACAGATGGGCCCAATGGTTCAAATGTCTCGGATAATATTTCTGGTAAGCGTTTTTTAAAAGAGTATATAGAAAAAAGTAAGGACGCAAATGAGCAAAATATAACCCCTGAGCGCAGAGAAGATAATCGTTTTGTTATATCTGGCCCTGGAGACAGTACCTACGGCTTTAAGAATGCCTTCCGTGCCCCTCTGTTTAACAGATAACTTTTCCTATGTGGGAAAAAATTTCTTTAAACCTGTCTACTTGATTAAACCCAAGGTCTGTCCCAGGTAAATAAACAAAGAAACCCCACGTGAACGGTGCCCCAAGTGTACACATAAGTCTTCCGTGTATCAACCTGGCTCGATCTTTTGGTATACAAACTGGGTAATCCCAAAGCGTAGGGCAGCTTCTTAATATTTCGTGGCTCGTAGAAAAAAGTAAAGCCTCAGATACATTCCGAAGCTTCCACTCTTTTTCTAAACGATTAAACCATACAACAGAAGGGGATTTACCCCTATGGCCGCCCTTTAATCCCCACCTCCAGGTTCCACGCTCTTTACTGAAAGAACAACGTCCATATGTTGGAGGGAATAAATAAGTCTTACCAAGCCAAGGTTCATGGGTATTTAGCCCGTCTTCTTTCAATGTGTATATTTTCTTTGCGCGTAGGTACTCTTTGTTTGCATGCTCTGTTGTGCATGGATCAAGGTCAATGTCACCAAGCAATGCATAAATATATGGTAAATACTCAACAGGAGTTAACCAGTCCTCCTCTATCCTTAAGATCCTGGTGAGGAATAGGTATCGAGGTAGGTTTTTGTAGTAACTCATGCCATAGCAAACCCAGACGCACCCTTCTGACGGTTGTAGTGGAGCAGGGACATGTGCTCTGGATCCTGAATAATGAATAAAGCTTCCTTCTCTTGATCAAGGGCTTCCGCCTTAACAATCGCCTTACGCATTACTTCGGCAAGTCCATCCATATCTTTACTTTCAAAGTCTGCTTTGGCTGCAATAAGCGCAGCAACAGTCATGTAGAACATAGTATCTTTTTCTTCCTTGGCCATCGGCACGTACACCATTGCACCTGGCCCCTCAAAGAAGTAGAACCTATCGTAAAAATCACACATATCATCGCAAACCCTTTCAACGGCAAGCTCTGCCATCAAGCGTTCCGTCTGGGTCGAAGCTGTTCCCAGTAGCTTTGATAGTTTCTTTGCTTTGTAGTTAGTCATATGCTGTTTAAGTGTGGTTGTTTAAGATGATAGCAAGAAAAAAGAAAAAATTGATTCGGATACCTTGAAAATTATTGTACGGCTTGCTCTGCCTGCTCCCTTGGCGAAGGCTTAATGAAGTTAGCTAGACCTGAACGCCTTAAGGTTTCCCTTATTTTTGGCAGTGGACGATAGATTACTACCATTTTCCCAAGGTTGCCTACTTCTTTTATCAGTTTTCCTGATGTATCCCTCATCTTGATCAGTTCCTCCTGGCGTATAAGGTACTCAGCAACGCACCGATACCTGCGTTTTGTGGCTAGATCGATGTCAGGAAACTTAGAACAGATCTTTGCTGGCACCATGTCGCTAAAACATATGCGTATTTGATCTGCCAATGAAAGCCCAAGTACAAGGTCGTTTGTAGAGGTCTCATAGCTACGCACAAGCTCTAGGTAACGCCTTAAATCAGCCTCCTCAAAGCTTCCTGAGGGCGGTAAAAACATTTCTACCTGTCTTGCCAGGGACGGTACCAGCTTTTCTTCATGGTTTTCTATGGTTACCTCAGGTATATCAAGCCCGTTGAACCTATAACTAACGTATTTATTAGGGTCAATAGGAGCGGCAGCCTTGTTCGGACTTACAGGTATCTCCTCTTCAAGCCAGATGTCCGACAACATGAAAGAAATTTTACGGTTCTGCCGGTATCTTAACGTTTTTTAGCGCAAATTCCCACTGTCTTATATGGTCCAACCGTAAAACCCACTCATAATATTTGCGTCTGTCTTCCATGTGTTTTAAATCACCTGGCTTAGGCTTACCGCCGTAATTACAGGCCTCCCACCAGGACTTCGCTACCTGCTTTTGCTGCCAAGTCATTAACGAGTACATAACCTTTGTAGACATACTGGCCAATAGTTCGTTAAACTGGACCATGTACTGCAAAACTTCCTCCTCATGAAAAGGCCCATTACCTACGCCGAGCTTTTTTTGATCATCGTTCTCGGCCCCTTGGGGGTTGTAGGGATCCAGCACCTGGCTCAATTTATTGGTAGTAAGATCAGTATAGAGTTTCACGTAAAAAAATAAAAGGTTATGGCCACGACATACGGCTTTTTGCCAGCACCAGCTGCCCCCAAGCTTTACACTTCTGTAATTCCTGAAGCAGACTTTCAACGTAGCGCTGAGTTAAAAGCTAAAATTAAATCAGAAACAGAAGAGTTTCGAAATCGTAGATACCAAATATACGGTACGCCAGAAGAACAAGCTGCTCGTGAACGTGGTAGGCAGGCCGGAGAAGCTGCTAATTACCTGTCATCCCTTCCAATTGCTGATAAATATACCTCAGCTAATACCGGTGGTGTCGATCCTTGGAAAACAGCACGTTCAACTTGGACAGGTATTACAAGTGAAGCACAAAAAGATTATGTTGAGGCTGTAAATAAAAAAAGAGATGTTGCTGCTGCTACCGCTGCTACTGCATCTACACCGGCAGCTTCTTCTTCTTCTAAACAAATAAATAGGCTACTTAACCCACTTACTGGTGCTCACGTATATATAGAAAACGCTGATGAAGCAGCAGCTGCTCAACGAACTGGATGGACCAAAGAAGGTGAAGCCTTTAAACTTTTCGGACAAGAAGATAAATCTCCTGACGCAGTTGATATAGTTAGATTGCGAAGGGGCGATTTTAATGATTATCTTCTTACTTCTGATCCCGGTGAAATTGAGTCTGCACAAAAAGGAGGTTACGTACGTGAAGGCGTACTAGGTCGTGCACTTAAAACACCAGGTGCCGAAGGATCTAAACACGTTCAAAGATACATGAACGTTATTTCTGGGCAGCATGTTTATTCGGCAGATACTAAAGAACAAGAAGCTTTAGCCGCTAATAAAGAATTTACGCGAGAAGCTGCTGGTGATTTTTATGCACCCGATGGAAGCTCTACTGCCGCTACCAGTGCTACGCCTGGCTCTGCAGCTCCAAAAGACGAATTTAAACTTCCTTCAACCGCTTCTCAAGACTATCTTGATACCCTGGCTAAAAAACAAGCCGCCGATAAAGCAGCCGTCGCCACTGCTTAAAAAATAAAATCAATCAAAGCCCTCAACAGGGGCGGTTTTTGATTCGTTTACCCATTCTTTGTACGTGTCTTTTAAAAAGTCATAAGCTGCTACTGGTATAAGCATAACCGCAGAGTCTTCCGTAAGTATTTTATAGTGCTCTAAATTACTACACACGTCATCCATTATGGCGTCAAAATCGTGCTCAAACTGCTCAACAGTAATGACTTTCACGGTGCAGACGGTTTGCTGCTAATAGTGTAGCACTTATGCCGCTATACCACCGAAATCAAAAGAGGTATCCACTGGGGCTGTTATGGAACCGAAGTCAATAGCTTTCTCCACTGGCTCATCCGTATAACGCCAGTCAGTTAATGAGATTATTATTGAGATTGAATAAGTAGTTTCAATAAAACGGATGTCGTTTGTGATTAAGAATAAATAATTCCCCTCTGGAAGAATTGTGTTTGGGTAGTCTGCCGTACGGCTTTCAATTATGTCGGTGTCCGAATCAGAATAAGGGATTGCTGAGGTTGTATAAACGTATCCATTGTCGTTAATTGGTAATTCTCTTCTGTGGTTCCCATCCTCAACAGAGTAAATTGAAACTATAGTGTTTCTGTTTGTTTTTGATTCGTAAGAAGTTTGGCTGTAGTTCTGTGTAAATTGAATTGAACGCGGCTTTAGAAGGCGTACTTTATAGAACGTTGTCTGTATTCGAGTTAAACCGCCGTGCGTATTGGTTAGCGTAAGTGTTTTGAAAAGTGAATCAAATGTACTAATGTCCCCAAGGTCAAC